TCGGCTCGTATGAAGATCACGCGCAACGGCGTGCGCCTGTATGAACAGTTCTATGGCCCAGCATCGGCGTCATACGAAGAGCATACGGCAGATAGACTAGTCTTGGCAACCAATATGGCCACCCCACTTGAGGTGGATATGGGCGGCGTTACCACTGGCGATACACTTCTGTTGGTAACTGATCAGCCCGTATTGGTTGCCTTGAACACTACCACTACCACTTGGCAAACAGGCGGGCACGTGATGATTAGTGGGGGCTCATTCACCCACCTCTACGTGCAGAACGAAAGCACCACGAATACGGCGACGATCCAAGTCGTTGTGGTCGATTAGGAGTGTCCATGAATCGAGGCGCAGATCTCGTAAAGCTGATCGATTCGGACATCTCTGACCGTAAGTCTGCCATGCACCAGCGCAGGCTTTCGAGAGAGCTATATCATGGCAGGCCCCTAAGCCGGCCAGTGTCTGACGGTGGCAGTAACATCGTTCTCCCTGTTGTTGAGGAGAAGGTGGAGGGCATGGTGCCGAAGCTGGTCAACGCCTTCCACGGTGCTGAGCCAGTTGTGAACGTGCGGCGGGTAGGGGAAGAGTTCGACAAGGGCTCAACACGCAAGACTGAAGAGTTCCTGAACTGGGCTGTGGAGTCCGACATACCGAACTTCTACGAGACCACAGAAACGTGGTTCCGCAACATGGTGCTGGATGGGGTAGCCATCCTCAAGGTATGCTGGGAGTACAAGACCAAGAACACTGTCCAGATCAGCGGCAGGTCCGCATTCTGGAAGGTGGGCGAGACAGACTTCAATATGCAGCCTGTGGAGGAAGAGCGACCTCGCCTAACCCTAGAGGTGCTGATCGATACCTTCGCCCAGCTTCAGGACGCAGACGGTACTGTGGCGGACGATTTGCCGGCGCAAGATGCGGTAGGGTCCATATGGTCTGTGTCGTTCATAGAGGACCGCAGACTGGTCGAGGACGTGCAGGTCGAGTTCCGCAAGAGCGAATTTGTGGATGAGGTGGAGCTGTATATCTTCCGCCCGGTGATCTCTGCGAACCACCCGGTAGTGGAGATCGTGGAGTACGAGGACATCATCCTGCCGTACCGCACATGGGATCTCCAGAGTGCTGAAAGAGTGACGCACAGGTACTGGCTAACGATTGATGAGATCAAGCGCATCTCGGAAGAGTTCGATTGGGATATCGACGATGAGGACTGGGACAAGCTGAGGGCCGCAGCCAAGACTGAGGACCGTCACGAGAGGGACGATGACGACAAGAGGCTGGCAAGACAGCGTGATCTGCACACAGGTGAGCAGGCCACCCCTAGAGGGGGCTCTCTTGAGGACGATGAGGCGCCATACGTAGACGGCAAGCTGCTGATGTACGAGGTCTACACGACCGACCTGACGGGGGACAGTGGCGAGCTGGCCGATGTAATCTACCAGATCCCGGCGTGTCTGGAGAAGGTAGTCAAGACCAACTTCCTCGAAGAGATCTTCCCGCACGGCAGGCGCCCATTCATCGACGCGCACTACCTGCGCCAGTCTGATCGCTGGTACAGCAGGTCTCTGGCCGACCAGCTCACAGCTATTGCGCTTGAAGTCAACGCTATCGTGAACATGGTCAACGAGGGCCAAGAGCTGATCAACAACCCGTTCTTCTTCTACGTGCCGCACGCTAACAGTGTGGACCCGGAAGTGCTCCAGAATATCGAGCCGGGGCAGGGCATCCCAGTGAGCGACGTGAATGCGGTCTTCTTCCCGAAGTTCCCGCAGGAGCCGCTTGCTAACCTCGGCGCAGTAGACTCTATGCTGCTGTTTGCTGACAGGCTCACCATAGCCCCGCAATCAGTGGGGTCGAACCAGACTCGCAACGCACCCCGCACAGCACGAGGCACTCTCGCCCTGCTGTCTGAGGCGGGCATCAAGACCGACATTATCATCACGGCTCTCCAGAAGAGACCGTGGCCTGAGCTGTTCCACCAGCTCTCTGCGCTGTACCACAAGTACGGCGATCAGGAAAAGTGGTTCCGGGTGACTGGCGACGAGAATCCGCGCCGTATCACCCCTGCTGAGATGAAGGGTAGATTTGAGTTCACCTTCAAAGGGAACAGTGTAAACACAAACCGTGAAGTAATGCGCTCCATCGCCCAACTTCGGTACAACACACTGGCAGCAAACCCGCTGTACTCTATGGATCTGAACGCGATGCTTGCTATCACGGAGGACTTCCTCCATCACTTCAGTGAGGGCACCGATGTCAAAGCCTTATTGCCCAAGCTACCCAATCAGGGTGGCTCGCATCCGCCGATGGACCAGAGCACCGAGAATCGAATCATGGCTCAGGGCACTCCGCTCGCAGCTCTTCCAACTGATGATCATGTGAATCACATAGGGATGCTGGAGAAGTACGCCAACAGTCCAGCATTCGACGAGCTGCCAGAGCATGCGGTTGCCCTCATGGGCGTGCATATGCAGCAGCACCAACAGCTACTGCAACAGATGGCAGCCCAGCAGGGCGGCCCTGTATCAGGGGGCGGTGGCGGAGGAAATGTACCGACTGGCATCACTGCCGGTGGCGGTAATCAACAGACAGACCTGAATGCTCTTGAAGGGGGCGTAGCATAATTTACGACGAGTTAGGTGAAGTTGCAGACGCACTACACACCGAGGCGCTGAGAGCACAGGCAACTGTGCTGGAAACAGCCTCATCCACAGACTCGCTGCCTAAGATCAAATTCTTGGCCGGCAAAGCAGTAGGGCTTGACATCGCGTTCCAGCGTGTCGTAGCCATGCGGGAGAAGATGATCCAAGATGGCTAAGAAGAGCAAGAGTGCGGCCAAGCGTGTGAAAGCCGCTCAGGCAAAGATTACTGATCTGACCAATAGAGGCTTCAAGCTGAACCCCAAGCACGCCAGCGCGTTCACTGTGAATGCAATGGGGCAGTCCGGCGGACAAGCTGCGGGCAGAGTCGGTGCGCACGGGACCAGCCAAAGAGCTGGAGAGATGGCTGAGAGCGATGCGCTCTTCAACCCTGGACCGCGTAAGAAGAAGAAGTAATGTCTGTACCTAAGAGGCCACTGCGCGACTTGCGCAAGCCCAAACCGATTGGTACATTCGAAAGAAGTGTACTAAAAAAGAGGGCAAAGAAAATCGTCTTGCCCAAACGCAAGATTCCGAAACTCGCTGATCCAACGCGAGGCCGGAAGTACTAACACAACGACAACTCCGGGTTCGCCCACCGAGCGTTATCCGGTACGGAGAAGTCATAGGATGTCGAAAGACTTTTTGAAGGACGTAAAGCCAGACCCGTCCGCTGGCACTGAGCCTGTTGAGTCAGATCCCATCGAGCCGATTGAACCTGATACTGAGAGTGCCGAAGGTGCTCAAGGCGAAGGCGATGACGGGGAGGGCGGAGAAGGCGAAGGCGGGCGTACCGCAGAAAATGTATACCGAGAACTCTCTCGCAAACAGACTGAATTCCAGGATGACATGTCTGCTGCATTTGGTAAGTTGGCTGAAGGCCAACATGCTATGCAGGAGGCCATCACTGGATTTGCAGCTAAGGCGCCGGAGAAGCAGACCGGGAACACGCTTGATGATATGTCCATCTCACAATTGCGCACCCTGCGCACGGATGTAGTGGAAAACAACCCCGATAAGGTTGCAGAGTTCGACGCATATATGACGGACCGGATCGTCGAGGACAAGCTCAATGCTCGCCTCGGGGAATTCCAGACCGCCACGCATGCGGAGACTCAGCGGGCAAGTGCTAACGAGGTCGCTAAGACTCGTTACCCTGACCTTGGCAAATCTAACTCCGAATTCCGTGATCTTGTGAACAACAAGCTGAACGAGTTCGGGGAGACGTACATCGCCAATAACCCGCGAGCAGTGCTCGACGCAGCGAATGATGTAGCGGCTGAAATGGGAGTGGCACCTAGTGCCCCCACCCATACAACCACTCGCATGCGCGGTCGAATCGCTGGTACTCGCACCAGTAAGGGCAACGAATCTACCGATGAGGTAGGGAGTTTGCCTGTGTCTGATACCGAGTTTGATGCAATCGCTGATCGTCTCGCTGATGCTATGCCGGCTGGTAAACAGTTCGACAAGAAACAGCTCAAAGAGAATATGAAAAGCTATGGGGACCACAGCCACTTCTTCGTGAGAGGGTAAACAATGCCGAGAGCAAAGAAAACCAGTACCAAAAAGGTCGCGGAAGAGCAGCCAATCGCTGCGCCCGCCACCATTGAAGTGAAATCGGAAGTCAGTACTGCCGCTGAAGAGCGCATGGAGCGCCTTGAAACGCAGCTTGCTGAGATCCGTGATTACTACGGACACACTGGGGACGACGCAGAGTCGGGCGTGACTCAACTGATCGATCCTTATGAGAACCACAATGCGTTCAAAGTGCTCGGAGATATCGAGCCATGCACTGAGTACCCTGATGGGGCCAAGGTAGCGTGGAAGAATCCTGAGTACCGCAAGCGGCGTGGTTGGCGCGGTTGGGATGTGTTTGAGTGGGGCGACAAGTTCACTGGTGAAAAAGGTGAACTCCTCACTAACTATATCCCAGATCCGCCAGAGCATATGCTCGCGCACAAGGACATCGATCAAGCTGTCCGGCGCGGAGATGTAGTACTCGCAAGACTTCCTATGAACTTATGGGAAGCTCGCCAGCAGAAGCGGCTCAGCAAGAGTCGCAGCAAGCAGGCAGCAGCTACTGACCCACGCTCAACTACACTTCAGGATGGTGTAGTGTTGACTGGTCCGGGGGCTACCCGAGACCGGCGCTAGGCCATCCACCTCCTTACAGGAGTGCTAATGGCTTCTACTAATCTCGACGCACCAATGGGCTTTCGGGCTCTTGAAAATGGTGTCGCCGGGGTGGTGCCTCGACTGCGCAAATATACCGTCGCAGCCAGCACCGCAATCTATGAGGGCGACATTGTTGCTCTCAACGCCAGTGGGCTCGTAATCGCCTACACTACCACGGACGCCATCGGTGGCGACCTTATTGGTGTAGCTGCGCATCACGTTCCGTCTGGTGGCGCAGGCCCCTCTAGTGATCTGGGCATCCACGTCTATGACGACCCGGAGCAGATCTTCGAGGTGCAGGCCAATGATGACAGCCTGACCGTTCATGTGGACTATGCGTTCAAGATGTTCGGCGTTGTCAAGACTACCGGCAATACCACGACTCTCCAGTCGAAGCATGAACTCAATGATGCTACTGGTGGCGCTATCTTTGGTACTAACACCACCACCGTGCGCCCGATTCAGGTCATTGCTAAATCCACGAACCCGACCAACACCGTGTCTGCCACGGCGTCTTGGGCGAAGTTCAATGTCAAGATTCACCAAAACGCTCACCTTCGCGGTGGCGGCGGCATCAGTTATATTGGTGGCGGGATTTCATAGGAAAGGAAGGTGTAACAAATGGCAAGCGCAGGTAACGTCATGCTTCGCGGGCAGTACACTGACCTTTTCGTCAGTCGTCTCCCGTTCCTTGACGAGATTCTTCAGGAGCAGTTTGATGCTCCCTCTCTCACATACACCGAGGTCTTCAACGTTCGCACTTCTAGTAGGGCTTACGAAGAGACCACGCAGATCACTGGCTTTGACCAGTTCACCCAGAAGGACGAAGCGTCCGTCGTACAGTACGACAAGCTGCTTCAGGGCTTCGATAAGCGGTTCACCCATACCACCTTCGCCAAGGGTTTCCAGATCAGTATGGAAGCAATGGACGATGACATCGATGGTGCCATCTCCAACGCTGCTCCTGCTCTGGCCCGTGTAGCACGGAACTCCATTGAGACGCAGATCTTCTCCGTCATCAATGAAGGCTTCTCGACTACAGGCGCAGGCGCTACCCCCGATGGAGCGGCTCTGTTTTCAGCGTCACATCTCCTCGTGGGCGGCGGGACGTTCGATAACCTCGTTGCTGGCGATCTGGCTCAGGCCACGCTGGAAGAGGCTATCAACATCTACGACGGTATGCGGGATGACCGTAATCAGCTCATCGACGTTGACCCGTCGATCCTTCTGATTCCTGTCCAGTTGCGCTGGGTCACCCACGAGCTGCTGAAGAGTCAGCTTCGTAGTGATACGGCCAACAACGCATCCAATGCACTCAATCAGCTTGGGCTGAAGGTTGTAGAGTCGAAGTACCTGACCGGCGAGGATGACTGGTTCATCTGCTCCGATCCGAGCACTCATCGCGTTATCGTCTACTGGCGTATGCAGCCGGTGACTGATCACACGATGGACTTCGACACGGGCAACATGAAGACCAAGATGACCTATCGGCTGAGCTTCGGCTCTGCTGACTGGCGAGGCTGGGTCGGCGGACAGGGGGCGTAGTCATGGCTCTCACTAGATTCAAGGATGCACGCGCAGGTAAGGACGGCCCAGTATCGGGCGCCATTATCTACGTGCCCATCCAGTTCAGCAACTGTGTTACTAACACGGTCTATGCACAAGCGTGGTCGCCTCCGGCGGGCATGAAGGTAGAGATCGTTGACATCGATGTACAGGCTCTCGGTATTACCAGTGACCCGTCTCTGACGATAGGTACTGCCAAGGCAGGTGCGCAGATTGTTGCTGCCGTGAACCTCACGACTAATCTTGGCTCACTCACTCTGGTCAGCACTGAAGTTGACTCAGATGATGTGCTAGATGTTCGTATTACCAATGACACTGGTGATATTGTCGAGAGTGCTTCAGTGAATATGACTGTGTACGTCAGTGGCCCTCCCACGTCGCTCGCTCAGAGTGATCGTGGCGGAGCTGCCGGCTACTAAACACTTGGGGGTGGGGCTTCGGCCCTGCCCCTTCGCACCTTTGGAGGGGCAATGAAAGACGAAGTAAACGAAGTCCAGCAGGACGGTGAGGCTAAGCTCCGGTTTGACCGGCGCCCCTCTATCAAGCTGGCGAACAAACCTAACATCGTCGTGTGCATGCCCATTGGGGATAAACACACCTCCACCGTGCTGAAATGCCCGAAGGAGCAAGGCGGATGTGGCCAGCATTGGGAAGCACCGGGCATGCGGATGCCCGCCCTAGTGCCGATTCAGTGGGCGCTCGCTCACATGAACTTAGTCACCCCGCTGAACTGTACGATGAGCTACTTGTGCGAGTACAGCAGACTCTCTGCTGAAGCTCGACAGATCATGACCAAACATGCGATCCGCATGGGTGCGCAGTATCTTCTCTTTTGGGACGATGACACGCTGCCCGGACCGTATGACTTGATGATTATGCGCAACTGGATGGAGCGCAACCCAGAAGCAGGAGCTATTAGTGGCGTCTATACTACGCGCATGGAACCCAACGAACCTCTTATCTACACTGAACACGGGGTTGGTGCGGCTTGGGACTTTCCTATGGGGCCGGGTGCGGAGCCTGTTCCAATTTTTGGGGCGGGCGCTGGATTCCTTCTAGCCCGCGCTAGCGCCATCGTAGACACTCAGGAGCAGATCGGTGAGGACGAGCCCATATGGGCCGATGCGCGGACCACCCCCTTGCAGGAAGAGGGCGAGCAGCCTCGCCGCATCATGTGGGGACACGACATCAGGTTCTGCAACTTGCTGAACAACGCAGGCCATCAGGTGTACGTACACGGAGCTGTGCTGTGCGCCCACCTAGACATAGAGACGCAGACTCTCTTTACTGTGCCGGAGGATGCGCCGGGCTTCCAGATCCAGCGTGACATCATGGAGGCTAAGGCGAAGTGCGACACTACCCCTCCGAAGTAAACGTCACGTTTGCTAATGGCAGAGTGATAGATCTGTTCAAAGAGAACAGCGATAACATCATCACGTATGTTGAGGTGGGCACGTATAAAGGGTATACTGCCCATCATATAGCCAAGAATGCCAAACCGGGAACGGTCCTGTACTTGCTCGACTTCAAGAGCAAAGAAGAAGAGGTCACAGCACGGGTAGCTCCTTTGCTGGCGCCAGAGCGAGAAGTGGAGGCATACTTCATAGGCAATACAGACCGGATGTATGATAGTTATAACTGGTCTCTTAGCAAGCTGCTGGACAAAGGAATCAAGATCGACTTCGCTTACATAGACGGCGCGCACACACTGCACCACGATGGGCTGGCCTTCTGTTTGATCGACCGCATGCTGAACCCCGGCGGCATCGTCTGCTTTGATGACTATGACTGGTCAATCGATAGGTCACTGTCAATGGGGGCCGACGTGTACCCAGAGATCAATGAGCAGTACACGGAGGAGCAGCAGAAAGACCCGCAGGTCAATCGAGTTGTGCGCCAGCTAGTGCGGACTCGGGATGACTATGAAGAGATCGTCGAAGACTTCGCATTTCGCAAGCTAGGATAGAGATGGCAACGCATTGGGTAGCCCCGACCGGCGGCAACGATAGTAATGACGGCAGCACGTACGCACTGCGCAAGCAGACTATGGCGTCCGTGCTTATAGCAGCCAAGGCGGACGGCGATGCGGCTGTGACGGTCAATTGCGTGGCCGATGGGGACTATGTGTGCGACGAGTTCTTCACTCCAGTGATACTTACGGATGGTGCTGGGACGACGGACTACGTAGTACAGGGAGTAGAAGATAACGACACCGGCACCGCTGCCTTGGCAACCGTTGTAGGAAGAGGAGCAACAGGCGCCGAGTACTTTATCTACTTCCAAGAGGCTAACTCTTTTGTGATAAAGCACTTCGACTATGACGGCAGCGCAGATATTGCGAGCGAAAGTCCACGGTTTGTCTACCACAACATAACTGGGCAACGTGGCACTATCGTAGTTGAGTACTGCCAGTTCTCAGGCAACGGCACTACTGAGCCTCCTACGAACAATGTCTATCCGATAGGAGCTGCTTCGTCTTTCCGTACTGATCTGATTACTCTGCGGTACTGCGTTTTCAATAACATAAGTCAGTCGTTTGCACTAGCAGGTAACCCAAGCAGTTTCAGCTATCATCACAATGTGTCAATTCAAGCCTACACAGCAGGGGACAGCCCCAGTGCCGTCTTTCTAGGGGGCTCCGATGGTGGCGTCTGGGAGTGCCACCATAACACGGTGGTCTTCCAAGGGTACTTCGACGCAATCGGGGCACAGTGGACCTCATCCTCGAAAGACAGCGGGGGCGCGGGCGTAGTAGACCTTTACGACAATGTGTTCTACCTGAACAATCTCAACCCGAGTCCGGCAACATACACGATGGACGGGATTCTAAGGAACACCTCACTGGGTGACACGGCTACCAGTACTGGGACCAAGGGGTTCAACGTCTTCTACACAGGGGCAGGGTACGCCGAACCAGAGATAACTTCGTTTATCGAAGGCAGCCATTTTATGCTGGATGGGGCGAAAGGCTACCTGTCAGATAGCGTGGCGTACGAGACCGCTATCGGCTCCTTGTTCCTTGCCCCAGACTCTAGCTTTGCCTGGACTCCTACCGGAAGCCCTGTGACGCTTACG